TTATCTAAAGAAGAAAATGAATCATCTAAAGAAGAAAATGAATCATCTAAAGAAGAAAATGAATCATCTAAAGAAGAAAATGAATCATCTAAAGAAGAAAATGAATCATCCGATGATGAAAGTTTAAAATTAAGTGAAGTAAATTCTCTTTCTAAAGGAGGTGATAGTAAAAAATGTGAATATGATTTTGTGTATATGAATGATGATATTTGGAAACCATATGATGAAACTCTTAAATTTTTAAAAGAATATTATGATTATGAGGAACCAGATGATATTAAAAAAGTGAATTGTTATGATCCAAAATATTTTTGTAGAGTAGTTGAGGATGAGCTTATAACTGGTTTTTTAACTAACACAGATCAGTTTGTGCCAATAAAAGATCCAATTCCAGTATCTACAGTGGATGATTCGTTAAAAACTATTACAAGTAATAATATGTTAGTTGCTGATATAAATACATTAGCAAATAATTCAGTTGATACTAAGAGAGTTAATTTTATAAAAAGAATACAATTAGAAACAAATTTTTATAATGTCTTTAGAAACACAATACGTATTTTATTTAATGATTATTTGAATAGTCAAAAGAGAAAAGAAATAAAAGATGAGTGTAATAAAAAATACAGTTTATATAAAAATCAATTAGATACGGTTATAGAATTATTACACGATTTAGTCAAAGACACAATCATTTTTGCTTCTGAAAGTGAAATAAAATATAATTATAAGGATATTAATGAAAGCGATTTACATACATGTATATCTCAAACAGTAGATAAGTGTGAAAGTAAAGATTCAATTTGTAGAATAAATAATGATAAATGTCAATTAGTATTACCAAAAATTAATTTAGTAAATGGTTCTGATAATGAAATTTTTTATTATGGTCGTATGGCAGATGAACTTATTAGATATAATAGAATAAAGTCATTTATTTTTAAGCCACAAGCATATTTGTCATTTGGTCAAGTAAAATATAATTTGAGAGATGATGAAATAATTATATTACAAGATCTACTAACACAAGAATACTTTGAAAATTTAATACCGTCAGAAATAAATCGTTATGCTAAATATAATACATTTGATACAGCAGAGCCTATTTTAACACAGACATATAGAGAGGAAATGGAATTGGATGAAATAATTAATCCATTCCATGTTAGGGATTGTGTTAAATCTAGTCCAAATAATATAAAATCTGGATATTGGAAAAATTGTTTTCCAAGTAATTATAAAGAAATTGAATATACGGGTTCAAATTATTGTTCCTTATATTTAATGATTGATTTGGTTAAAAAAATAAATAAGATAGATTTAACTCTAGAAGAAGTAAAAGAAGATCTTATTAATATTTACCGTGATTTAACAGATAATTTTAAAAATAAGGATAGGATTAATAAAATAATAGATATTTTAAGAGAGGAATCCCAATTTGATGCTAATCAATTACAAGATGGAACAATGACATTCGAACAAATGATAATACACGATGGATTTGTAGCTATAAATTTTGATTTATGGTTATTGTTAGTTAATTATAAAATACCATCTATATTTATTTCAAGTAAAAAAATCCCAGAAACACGTTTTAATGAAAATGTATTTATTTGTTATACTGAGTCAAATACAGAAGAATATGTTTTTATTTTGGTTCCAGCTATGTATAGAAGATATTCAAATTTTTTACCTGAATATAAATTAATAGTTAATGATGAAGATATTAATATAAATATTAATGTGCTTAATAAAGAAGATTGTTTAGATAGTATCAGAAGCGCAATAACAAAATATCATTCAATAGACTATTATTTAGATGAAATTTATGAAAAGGATATAACAACAAAATACAAACCAAGACAAAAAGGGTTAAGAGTAGGTCCTGAATTAGAAAGTGTTAGTGTGTCGGTTGAAAAGGAAGAAGGAGAGGAAGTATTTGATATAGAACCAAAGAAAAAGGTAAAAAGACTAAAAAGTAAAAAATTGAAAGAGGGTTTAGTTCTTGAAGAAGCCGAAGAAGTTTTTGAAGAGCCTGTTAGAGAAGAGCCAAAATTGGATGATATTTTGTTAGAGGAAATAATAGATATAACTCCAGTGAAAAGAAGAAGAACAAGAAAGCAAAGAGAGCTAAAAATGAAGGCTAATCCACTTGGTAAAAAAGGAATAAGAAGAACAAGAACGAAAAGAAAACTTCCAGAAGATGTAGATATAGTTGGAGAAGTTGAAATTGCTAACTAATAGAGTCATTTTCGTCTTGAATTTCAGTGTCACTACTAGTGAAACTGCTAGAATCTTGATCATCGCTATTTTCCAACATTTCTGATTCATCATCATCAATAAGATGATCCAATAGTATGTTGTTTAAAAAAGTAACTACTCTATTTTCTGCCTGTAAAGGTGTTTCGATAATTTTAATCTTTTTATTAGAAAAAGGAATATTATAAAATGATATATGCTTTGTATTAAGTATATATTCTTTGTTAATAATTTTTTCATTTTTTTTTATTATTTTAACAGTTTTACGTCCAAACGCAGGATTAAATTTATAAAATTGTCGTAACTTAATGTATAATAAATCTTTAGAACTATAAAATGTTGATGTATCTTTTATGTAATAATGCGAAATATAATCATGAAATAAAAAGGGTCTAAAAATATCAACTAACAAATCTTTTGGAAAGAGTTTATCTATTGTTAGTTTATTTGTGTATTCATTATGATTTAACATAGAAATAACAGATGAATATAAAACAGTATATGGAGAATTAAATATGTATTTTTTAATAGAGAATTCTCTGATATTTGGTTCATAATGTTTAATAAATTTATCCTTATCAAAATTTGTAAGAAAGAATAAATGAAATAATAAAGGAATAACGCGTTCTATTTTTTTCATTTGAAAATAAATGTTGTATAATGTGGCATTTGATAATGGTTGATTATTATAAGGATTTAATGGTTGTAATGGGTCAGAAAAAAAGTCAGGTGAATGTCCAATAGCGGTTTCAATAATATTAATAATTTCGTTAATATTGAATAAAAAGTTAGATTTATCTTCAACTAGAGTAAATGTAAGTTTATGATGTTTATCTAAATTGTTCATCATAAGATCATCTGTGACTACATAATGATGTTTTTTGATTTTATAAATATGAGCCAGACGTGTAAATGCGAAATAATGTTTTTGTGCTTTTGTGAAAATGTCGAAAATGGTTTCTTTAAGTTGTTTTTCGTAAAAAGTATTTTCTAAAATAGAATTTAAAGAAAAAAGTTTTGAAAACGGACTTCCTTTTTTACACGTTTTCTCTTTATAATATATAGTATTGATTAAACCTATTATATGGCTCTTTTCTTTAATATAAATATATTCATTTAATTCATGTAAAATAGTAAATGGATCATCCGGGTATCGTTTATTTTTAATATTTATTATTGTTTGTAATATATTAAAAAAAGTTTTCATAATAATAATTATTATTTAATTAATTTTAATATATTATATTTTATATTTTATAATTTATATTTTATATTATATTTTATAATTTATAAATTACGCAAATGGATCGTAATCATCATTATTTCCCATCTCTTCAACAATAATATTTGATACATTTGTTTGAATTTGTAAATTTTGTTTACTACAAATATCATCTGGATTCTCAAGAGCTCCAAATAAACTATCATTTATCAATGAGTCTTTATCTTGATATTCATATTTATATTTTTCATCTAGATTTATCATCTCATTAATATCCAGGACTACTTGAAATACAGCTGTGCCAAATAATCCTTCTTGACCACACATTACATTTGCTGATATTCCTCTTAATGTATCTAACTCTGCGTGTCTTGCTGCTTTCAAGAACATTTCTGGGGTTTCTTCAAATGATGCTTTCGCAATTGGTCCAATATCATCATTATTAATGCCATGTCTGAATATTGATATTAACTTACTGCTAAAAGTCATTCTGTCACTTAGCAAACCCATATGATGAGCATTTACATACGCTCCATCAAATTCTAACACTTCAGATAATTCATTATAAATACATTGTCTAGCTGCTTCAATTCCTAAAACGTTAAATATTTCAACTATATCATTACTAATGGTTCTTCTTGAATCAATATAATCTAGACCTAACACTCCCAAGAGATTGGTTCCTATTGTGTCTAAAACCCAGATCTCTTCTTTCTTAAAAGCACCACCCTTTTCAACAAGATTATCTTTTACTTTTCTAAGAATAACTTTATTAATATGTTTAACACCTCTAAGAACAATTCCATCTAAAAGTTGATCTTGAAAATTTTTCAATATATATATTTGATCTGATTGATCTAGCGGATTAACCTTAATTTTTTTACCACTTTTTCCAGAAGCATTCTTTAATATATTATTCATACGAATTCGGAATACTAATTTATCAGAATTGTAATCAGAATAAACGCACGAAATCTCATCTTTATAAGTGTTATTCAATGTAAAATTTACATCATCCATAGTAATATTCTTTTCTAACATAATTTCTGGATCCATTTCCATTCTGATAATCCATTTAGATTTTTCATTTTCTTCTTCACCTAAATTTCCACCGATACATTCATCAATCATATTTTCAAAATCACGATATTGTGCCATAGTTAATTTATCTTCAGTAATTAATGTATTTAGATCATCTGGATCAAAACAAATTGATACACTAGTTACTATTTCGGATAATTTTGTATGTTCTAACATATATTGAATAGTACTAGCCTTATCCTTATCTGATTGTTCGTCCTCTTTTAAATAAACTGTTAATGATGGATTCTTTATTGATGCCGAAAGTGATAATATTTCTTCAATTCTTGGAACACCACGGGTCACGTTAGATTTAGAGGCAACACCAGCAAAGTGGAAAGTGTTCAATGTCATTTGAGTAGTAGGTTCACCAATACTTTGAGCCGCTATCATTCCAACCATTTCTCCAGGTGCGACAATAGCGCGTTTATAAGATAAAATGATCGTTTGAAGTAATATCTCAAGAGCTTTCTTATTAAATCTTTTATTAAGTAGAAGATCCTTTGGAGATAAATAATAGAAATATAATACTTTAAATAATTCAGTAGGTGGAGCAAATGATATTTTTAATAATTGTTCATATGTTTTTTCTATTTCTTCAAATGCCTCAAACATTGTAATATCAACTAATGAATTTTTATTTATCCCTTGTTGACCAATTATATTTTGAATTATATAAGCAAATGCTACTGGAACTCTCACTACTTTGTCTGATTTATTATTAAATACATTTTTAATAATTCTATTACGATTTTCTATTATGAAGTTTATATAATATTCACATTTTTGATTTAAAATTTCAATCTGTTTTTTTTGACGAGTAAATGCTGATTTGACAAATATTCCTGAAATAGATTTTGATTTGCTTTTGTCATCGATAATAGCAAAATGAGCATAAATATCTTGAATACTCATATCAATAATTGGTAATTCCTGGTTTTCTACTTTTACAGTATCAACAGAATCATCACCATAAGAGAACTGAACTACCTTATTTTTATTTGTTCTGATTGTCATATCATAGTTAACCATTAGATCTTCAAGACCCTTAATTAATCTTCTTTGAATATATCCAGTAGTAGAAGTTTTAACTGCTGTATCAATTAAACCAATACGACCACCCATAGCGTGGAAGAATAATTCTTGAGGGGATAATCCATCTATATATGAGCTTTCAACAAATCCACGTGCGATAGCTGAATCATCATATTTAGTATAATGAGGTAGCGTTCTATGTTCAAATCCATATGGAATACGTTTTCCATCAACATTTTGTTGACCTAAACACGCAGTCATTTGTTGAATATTAAGTTTTGATCCCTTTGATCCAGCATTAACCATAACAACAAAGCGATTATCCTTACTTAAATTCTTAAATGCTTCCTTGCTGGCATCACCTTGAGCTTTATTTAAAATATTGTTTATCTTCGTCTCAAATTCTTCTTGATTAGATTTTCCAGAAGTATTTTCAAATACTCCAATCATAACTTCATCTATTGTGTTTTTAACTTCATCCTTTTTCTCACTAATAATAGAGATTATTTTATCATTTGTAGCGCTATCGGTAATAAGATCGCTAATTCCTACACTAAAAGCGCTTTGTTTCATATATTCCGTTACAATATTTTGTAAATCATCAATAAATTGAGCCGCTGCCATATTACCAAAATCATTACAAGACCTATGAATAAGACCTTTAGTTCCTGAACCTAAAATACCTTTATCCATTTGACCACGAATATATTTTCCATCTATAATTTCAACAATATTATTGCTAGTATTTTTGTCCTCTTTTTCTCCATCAAATTCAGAATTTTTAACCTTTAATGATAAAGGTGGTATAATCTGTGATAATATTTCAAAGTTTGAAATACGTTCGTTTCTCTTCTTTTTTAATTGTTCAGGATTGATACGATTAAACATCATTAATAAGTTCATCGCATCTTTTTGAGAAAAGTCTATTCCTTCTCTAGTAAATCTAAAAGATCCAAGCATAGAATCTTGATAAATTCCAATAATTGCTGAGTTATTTGCTGGACTGATAATTTGATATGGAACTGCCGCTAAATTTTTCAATTCCGATTCAGATTCTGGATCTTGAGGCATATGTAAATTCATTTCATCTCCATCGAAGTCAGCATTATATGGTTTTGTATCAGCAACATTCATACGAAATGTATCGCCTCGTTTCATAATTTTAGCAATATGACACATCATACTCATTCTGTGTAAAGTTGGTTGACGATTAAATAGAATCGCATCGCCATCCATCATATGACGATGAACAATGTCGCCATCTTCTAAACTAATGCTCTTTCGATCTAAATAACGTAATGTAATACTTTGTCCATTTTTTCTTTCAAGAATTTTAGCACCGGGCCAAACATCGGGACCATTTTGAACTAATTTTGTTAAGAATGCTTTATTGACTCTATTTACAATAATAGGTTTTGTGATATTTTTGGCTATTTTCATAGGAATACCAAGTTCTCTAATAGAAATATTAGGATCAGCTGTAATAACTGAACGCGCACTAAAATCAACACGTTTAGCCATTAAGTTTCCTCTCATACGACCACCTTTACCATTTAAACGGTCTTTAATAGATTTAAAAGGTCTTCCTGAACGTTGGGCAGCAGGACTAGCACCTGGTAATTTATTATCAACCATTGATGCCACGTGATATTGTAAAACAGTAGACCAATCATTGATAATATTTTCTGGAGCATTATTTTGAATTTTTTCAAGCAATGTTTTGTTACTTTTTACTATATTAACTAAGATATGCGTTAAATCATCTTCAGATCTTTGTTGCGCATCGTGTTTAACAGATGGTCTTACTGCTGGAGGTGGAACAGATAATACTTGACAAACCATCCAATCTGGACGAGACCATATAGGACTAAATCCCATAAAGGTTACATCTTCGTCGGAAATTCTTTTGAAAATTTTTAAAACAAGCTCAGGCGTCAATGGAATAATTATGTTTTCATCACCTTCATCAGATGTGTTTGCCCATTCAGCTAATAATGATGACATTCCTTCTTTTTTTATTTTTCTAGGTTGAAGACAACCACATCCGTCTTCTGTATCTTCACCACAACGTTTTATGCCTTTACATAATTCAAATACATATTTCCATCTGTGCTGGTTTTGCATTTTAAGGGCTTGTTTATATTTATCTTTTGATATCAATAGTTTGCTACATTTAAAACAAACACAACGCAAAATCTTTTGTATTGTGCTTAAATATTGAATATAAAATACAGGACGAGCTAGTTCAATATGACCAAAGTATCCTGGAGTTTGCATATAGTCTAAACCATCTGTTGGACAAATTAGCCCTGGTTCTAAAACGCCCATTCTAGGATCAAATAAACCATTGATTACTGGTTTATTATTAATATAGGCTTCCTTGCTAGTAATTTCAGCTACAGAACCTTTGCGAATTTCTTCAGGTGACAATATACTAAATTGGATACCGATAATCTTGGAACTATTAATATTCTTCATATTTCCAGAATTCTTTAACATTCTTCTTATATATAACAAATAATATTTAGATTGTTTAATTTCAATTTTATTTATTGTTTAAAACCTTTTATTTATATTCATTTATCATATAAAACAATGATAGACAGTTTATTAAACTATTTTACAAGTTTACAAAACAGTTATAAATTATTTAATCTAACTTTAAATTTATCTATTGGTGTTCAAATAATTACTGGATTAATTGAATTCTTTACATTATTTATAAAAGTTAATCCTGGTATTATTTTTTTGAGACAATTGTTAGTTATAGAATTTGCGGTTCAGATAATTGAACTTATGTTTTATGTGTGGTTATTTGTAAATTTAGGTAATGTTGCCAATATTACATCTAAACGTTATGCCGATTGGATTATTACTACTCCGACAATGTTATTTACATTAATTATGTATCTTATTTATACAAATGAAGAAAATAAAGAAGACTTGAATTTATATCAATCATTTAATGAAAATAAGAAAAATATATTTATTATTCTATTTTTGAATTTAGTGATGCTTATTTTTGGATATTTAGGAGAAACTCAAGTATTTTCTAATTTATTTAATAAATTTTTGAATTTAACATTTGGGTTTATTCCATTTATAATCTATTTTTGGTTAATTTACGATAAATATGCCATGTATACAGATTTTGGAAAAAAGTTATTTTATTATTTTTTCATCGTCTGGACATTTTATGGAATTGTTGCATATTTTCCATATTATTTAAGAAATTCTTGTTATAATATTTTAGATCTATTTGCTAAAAATTTCTTTGGATTGTATTTATCATATTTAATTATTCAACAGTCATTAATTTTATAGATTACTATTTTTATTTAATTATTAAATAAAAAATTGAATATACTTAAAAATATATCTATAAACAAAATATACAATGGGTCGCGATAGTCAAACAAAAATGTCTAAAAATGAATCAATTAAATCAAAGAAGAAAGAAGATGAAGCTAGAAAGAAGAAAAATCATGAATCTTCAGACGATGATGCTTCATTCTATACAGATGATGATGAAGATGAAATGGATGTACTTGAATATCGTAAATTTTTGAAAAAAATGTTTCCATCAAAACATTTAGATAAGAAAATAAAAGCAGGCGAACGTCTTAAAAAAACTATTGAAGAAGAAGAAGATGATGAAGAAGAAGTTATTAAGAAGAAATCTCATACACTTTCCAAAAAGAAGAAACTAACAGAAATTATTAAGAAATTAAAAAAACAAAAAGATAAAGAAGAAGATGAAGAGGATGAAGAAGATGAAGAAGATGAAGAAGATGAAGAAGATGAAGAATATATTCCTAAAAGGAGATCAAAAAGATTTAAAAAAAATATTGTAGTTAGCGATGAAGATTCAGAATCAGAATCAGAAGTAGAATTAGGTTCTGAAGATTCAGAGGACGATGAAGAAGAAGAAACTCCTAAATCAGGTAAATTTAATATTATATTTACAATTGGAGGTAGAGGTAAAGACGATGAAGAGATTGAAGATATGTTTGAAGATGAAGAAGATTGGGAGACAACTTCTGATTCAAATACAGAAAATGAGGATGATCCTGTAAGTAGTGATTCAGATGAAGATGATGAAGAAGAAGATGAAGAAGAAGATGAAGAAGAAGATAATAAAAAGAGAAGAAAAGACATAAAGAATGAAAATAAAAAGAATGAAAATAAAAAGAATGAAA